TACAAATACAAAAGAGAAGATTTTGATAAAAAGTCGGTTTATTGTACTGTCACCTTACCTTTGCCTCAAAATCTAAGTACAAGTTGGCAAGCGACCTGGAATGGTCAATCACTTGGACCAGTAGGAGCGGCGGCTGCTAGAAATGCACCAGAATTAATAGGTGCGGTTCAACAAGCCGCGCAAGGAGATTTTGTTGGTGCTATTGATAGTCTTAAAAGTGTAGTAGGAAATGAAGGACTAAGTTTAGATTCGACAAGTCTAAAAGAAGTTGCTGGTAATCTTGCCTTATATTATGGTTCTGAATTAACAGCGAGTGCTGGAGGATTGCTTGCATCATCATATGGACCGCTCGGCGCTATAGTGGGTGCTGGTTTAGGACAAGCAGTACAAGGAGTTACTGTTGGTGCTGGTATAGCTAGAAATCCATATCTAGCCGCTGCATTTGAAGGTGTAAACTTTAAAACACACAACTTTTCTTGGAATATAGTTCCAAAGAATGAAAAAGAAAGTGATATATTAAGAAGTATTATTAGCGCGTTTAGGAATGCTATGTTACCAGGAGAAAATAAATTGAAACATTTTTATGATTATCCTAAACAATTTGGTATCACTTTATCTGATAATAAGTATCTTTTTGATATTAAGACTTCTGTTTTGACAAGTTTTGATGTTAATTTTCATGGTAAAGGGGCACAATATCATTATCCAACAAACGCTCCTGTAGAAGTTACACTAAACACTTCATTCTTAGAAACAGTTGTTCGTTTGTCTAACGACGAAAATTATGGTGGTGATGGGTATATTATATCTCCAAAAGAGGGTAAATTTGGAGTACGATCCGCCGAACCTACTCAAGCTCAAGCTCCACAAGAATAAAAATATATAATCAAGCAACCTAGGCAGGTACTTAATGTCTTTTTATTTTAATAACTTTCCAAAAATCTCATACGATTTGAAGTTTAAAAACAAATCTCAAATCGTAACAAATATCATGTTACGATATAAAATAGTAGAAACGATAAAAAAGAATCGTGGTTTTTATTATACTTATACTGTTCAAGAAGCGCAAAGACCGGATAATGTAGCGTTTGAATTATATGGACAATCTGATTTGAGTTGGTTTCTTTTACTTATTAATAATATGCATGATCCTATCTATGACTGGCCTTTAGGATATAGAGATTTCATATCTTATATTGAAAGTAGATATGGTAGTGTTCCTGCTGCTCAAAGTACAGTTCATGAATATAGAAAGATACTTAATCAACAAAAGGTTCTATTTGATGGAACAATTATACCAAAAAGAACATTGAAAGTTGATTTAACGACTTATAATACTTTATCTACCACAGTTAAAGAATCTATTAGTAAATATGATTATGAAGTAGAATTAAATGATAATAAAAGAAATATAATTTATGTTGATACAAATACTTTAGGAAGCGTACTTTCAGAATTATCGGATGTTTTTAGATAATGGCGGCACAACCAGAATTTTTAAATGAAAATATTGAAATAGAATTGGCTAGTCTATTAGGTTCAAACGGAACATCTATAGATGTTCGTTATAGTATCACAGATTTAGTTATACAAGAAAATATATTTTCTTATTGTATGAATGGTAGTGTTTCTATAATGGATGGTCTTGGTCTAATAGATAAGTTACCTATTATTGGAGATGAATTATTTACGATTCGTTTTAGATCTCCTGAATCTGGAAACATTTTTGTAACGAAAACGTTTTTTGTTTATTCTGTTTATAATAGAACTAAAGTTGATGATAAATTAGAACATTATACGCTTGGTTTAATATCTATTGAAGGTATGATTGATAGCTTAACAAATATAGACATTAATTTTGTAGGCAAGACTTATTCAGAAATCGTTAAAAATATCTTTGATTCTTATGTTCTAAAATCGAATATAAAATTTAGAGGTGTTAGATTAATAGATTATCCTAAATTTAAAAAAACACTATCAGCAGATAGTACTGATGGATTGCAATCAATTACAGTAAATGGTGAAAGACCTTTTGATTTTATTCAGAAATGTGTTGATAACTCTAGGTCAACAGAATATCCTGATTCGGATTTTGTCTTTTATGAAGATAGAGACGAATTTGTTTTCACACCTATAAGCCATCTCTTAGAACAAGACGTTGTAGAAACTTTTATAATGGGTGACCATGGTATCGAAGAAAGAACTTTAAATAAAGTAGATAATAATACCAGATATGTAACTATAAGTCAGATTGAATATACAGGAGGTAATGATGTAATTAGAGGGTCTAGTGGTGGTAAATTTGGTAATCGAATTGATGTAATTGATCCTATAACAAAAAGATTTAAGTCGATAGTTAATAACTATCTGAATATTCAAAAAAGTAAAGATAAATTCAAGACTCTAGACAGAAATAATATCATTATAGATGAATCCATTTTCAAAGAAGATACAGGCCAATCAAACAAACAATATCATGTAGCAAGATTGTTCAACGATACATATCAAGAAATTGAATATATTAAAAATAGAATAACAGAAAAAAATGACAGGTTTATTTTTCATGCTGATACCGCTTACAAATCTTATGGTCGAAAAGCAATGAAATTTAATCTTTTAGATAATACTACATTGACAATAGCAGTTCCAGGAAATAGCAATCTACTTTGTGGTAAAACAGTAAATGTAAATATTCCAATTTCTTCTAGTTTAGAAGAAGATAAAATGAATCCGTATTCACATTTATTTGGAAATAAGAAAAATAATAAATTTCTAATCACTTCTCTAACTCATAACTTTATTGGCAATGAAGGTAGATATTTTACATATCTAACATTAACTAAAGATAGTTATTTTGTTGATGTGAATAAAAAATACTCCGGTAGATACACATAAGGAATATTATTATGGCTGTCTCAGATAAAGTTAAAAATAGTTATTTTGGTATGAATCTTATATGGTTTTTTGGTGTCGTTGAAGATCGAAACGATCCATTAAAACTTGGTAGAGTCAGGGTGAGGTGTTATACTTATCATACAGAAGATAAGAAAAAACTTCCTACAGAAGCGTTACCATGGGCGCAATGTGTACAATCAATCACATCTGCCGCTATTAGTGGGGTAGGTAGATCTCCTACTGGACTTGTTGAAGGTACGTGGGTAGTAGGATTTTTCTTAGATGGAGAGAAATCACAACAACCAATGGTGATTGGTTCAATTGCTGGTATACCTACTGAACTGCCAAATAAAGAAAAGGGATTTAATGATCCTAACGGTGTTTATCCTTCCTATATTAATGAACCTGACGTTGATAAACTTGCTAGAAACGAGAGTCCTGATTTACCAACAATAAAAAATGCAAATAGAAAAATAGGTTCAATAATACCGCATGGTCAAGGTACTTGGGACGAACCAACAGATAAGTATACAGCTTCATATCCAAAAAATCATGTTTGGAGAACAGAGTCTGGTCATGTGATTGAAGTTGATGATACACCAAATAATGAAAGAATACAAGAATATCATAAATCTGGAACGTTCAGAGAGATTTCTGCTTCTGGTAATACAGTAACAAGAGTTGTAGGTGATAATTATACTATTATAGCAAAAAACGATTATGTCAGAGTTGAAGGAAAAGTTAATCTTCATATAAACCAAGATTGTAATACGTATATAAAAGGTGATTGGAATATACTAATAGACGGTAATAAAAAAGAAGTTATTAAAGGTAGATATGATCTGGACATCACAGGAGAAAAAGGTGATGGCGAACTTGATATTGAAGCTAAAGTAATTCATCTCAATAAGACGAGTCAATATTCATGACCGGTGTAGTTCGAACAAATCTGGATAGACATATTGGACATCCAAGTAAAACACCAAATCCTTTTCATCAAACTAGATATGCTACTGGTTCGCCAGACACTTATGCTAATAACGAAAAGGCTGTTAGAATAGGAGATAAGACTTATTGTACAGATCCTGCTTTAGAAGGATCACCAAACGTGTTTGTAAATAATATAAAATGGCATAGACAAGGTGATGCTACTGCCGGTCATTCATCATGGATTCCAAATGAAGCACAAACGGGATCAACTAATATATTTGCAAATGGAGGAGGATCTGGTACGGTCTCTGTAGGAAATACCGTAACTACAATAACAACAACTACAGGAGTTCATGGTATAGACTTAGTTGCTGTTGAAGTAGATTTTGAAGATACAACACAGATAGAAACTTATGGACTTGACAAAGCAGGTCCTTCTGATCCGGCTAATTATCCCTAAAATCTAGAATAGGAATTCTAATGTTTGTACGAAATAAAGTATTAGTTTCACTTCGTGTATATTACTATATGCCTGATTATAGAGATCTAATACAAGAATTCATGTGGCAAACAATGGATATAAAACCAAAATACCCAAGAGTGAATAAGTTTTTAAATTATTGGAAAGAAAACATTGAGGCTGTTATAGCAGACATAGAGATGATAGAAACAGAAAAAATGTCCAAATACAAGTCTGTAGAAGATATCTTTAAATATTAATAATAAATATAAGAAAACAAGAGAAAAGATTATGGTATCAATAGCAACTTTTTCTGGAGCAAAAAATCCTTCGAGAACGACATCGCCTATAAACGATGTCATTTATTCTGATTTAGGATTAAATTTTATAGCTCATCCAGTAACAAAAAAAGTTACAGTATTAAAGAATGAAGATGCAATTAAAAGAGCGTTGAGAAATCTTATTCTAACAGACAGTGGTGAAAAGTTTTTCGAACCCCTATACGGTGGTAATATCAGAGCATTATTATTTGAGAATCTAGATCGAGTCACCGAAATAACGATTAAAGAGAACATTAAAGATACCGTAAGACAATTTGAACCAAGAGTAACAGTTGTCGATGTAGACGTTAATTCAAACAGAATAGACAACAATGCTATAACAATTAGTATAATATTTCGTATCAATGAATCACCTATATTATCAGAACTAGAATTTACAGTTGAAAGAATCCGATAATGGCCAGCAACAAATCAACATTAAATGTTTCTGAATTAAACTTTGATGATATTAAAACAAGTTTAAAGACATATCTACGAAGCCAAACTGAATTTTCAGACTACGATTTTGACAGTTCAACTTTGTCTATTTTATTGGATGTTTTAGCTTATAATACTTATCATAATTCATTCTATCTTAATATGGTTGGTAATGAAATGTTCCTTGATTCAGCGCAGTTGAGAAACAGTGTTGTATCTCGCGCAAAGATGTTAAACTATGTACCAAGATCTGCAAGAGGAGCTACGGCTGCATTATCTGCTGTTATAACACCCGATGATAGCCCTACCGGAGTTACTGTTCCTGCTAATACTCAATTTACATCTACTATAGATGGTATTGAATATACCTTTGTCACGTCAGGAGCAACAACAATGTCTCCTCAAGATAATGGTACATTTACTGGTACTCTTAATATCGTAGAAGGCACACCACTTCAACATAGATTTACTGTAAGTACTGCTAATCCTGTAAGATATATTCTACCTAACGAAAATACAGACACAACTAGTTTTACAGTTAGAATACAAGAATCATCATCTAACACAACAGTATCTACTTATAATATTGCTGGTGATTTATCTTCTGTAAATAGTACTTCAAAAATATATTTTGTCCAAGAGAATGAAGACAATCTTTATGAAATTCAATTTGGTGATAATATTTTTGGTAAGAAACCTATAGATGGTAACATTATTATTGTAGACTATAGAGTAACATCAGGTAATACTGTAAATGGTGCTAATACGTTTAGCGCACCAGAATCTCTTGCTGGATATTCAAACTTTACTATTACAACTACATCATCAGCCCAAGGCGGCGCACCACAAGAAACAATAGATTCTATTAAGTTTAATGCACCATTCAAATTTCAAGCACAAGATAGACTTGTAACCAAGCAAGATTATAAGAATATAATTTTATCTGAACAAGGCGATATTCAATCAATTAGTGTTTGGGGTGGCGAAGAAAATATACCTGCTGTATATGGTAAAGTTTTTATTGCTACTAAACCTCTATCTGGTGCAATTCTTTCAAATCAAAGAAAAGAAGCTATTAGA